AGAGAATAAGTTTGATGTTTATCCTTCTGCTTACGCGAATATGTATGCATCTAAAGTGTGCAAAGGAAAAGTAAAAGCTAAAGATGGAGGATTTATAGCTAGAGGTTGTGGCAAAGTAATGTCCAACAGAAGAAAGAAAACAAAGATTGCATAATGGGCGATTTAAAAAAATGGGTAGATCAAAAATGGGTAGACATTGGAGCACCAAAGAAAGATGGAAAATATCAACCGTGTGGAAGAAAATCAGCTAAAGGAAGTAAACGTGCGTACCCAAAATGCGTACCAATTGCCAAAGCAAGAAAAATGTCAACTGGACAAAAACGTTCAGCAGTTACACGTAAAAGAGCTGCTGGCAATCCTGGTGGCAAACCGACGAATGTTGCAACATTTACAAAAAGAAAAAAAGTAAGTATGGGAGGTTTAATATAATGACTATTAGAAAAACTACCAAAGGACCTGGAGCAAATTACAGACCAACAAAGTCTGGTGCAGGTATGACAGCTAAAGGTGTCAAGGCTTATAGAAGAGCAAACCCTGGATCAAAATTAAAAACAGCAGTAACTGGTAAAGTTAAACCAGGATCTAAATCTGCAAATAGACGTAAGTCATATTGTGCTAGATCAGCTGGACAATTAAGAAATTCATCAGCTAAAACAAGAAACGATCCTAATTCTAGAATAAGACAAGCTAGAAGAAGATGGAAGTGTTAATGAAAGCTACTTTATTAGATGCACTTGAAGCTAGATACGAAGCACAAATATCAGAAGCTGATGCTACATTAAAAATATATTTAGAACATCCTGTTGGAATTGGTGAGCACCCACAACATTTAGATGAAATAGATAAACTGTTTCAAAAAATTGCAGATGCTCAAGAAAAGTTAAAAGTAATTGAAGATTTTAGAGAGGAAAGAAGTGCCCTTTAGATCTGAGAAGCAACGAAAGTTTATGTACGCCAATAAACCTGAAATAGCAAAAAAATGGGATAAAAAATACGGCGGTAAAATAAAAAAGAAAAAAAGAAAGAAGAGAAAATAATGGACGGAATGAACATAGTAATATCAATACAAAAAGACCTTAAAGATAGACTTAATAATATTGGCGACGCAATCCTAGCTGGAGGGGTTGACAATATGGAAAAATATAAGTATCTAGTAGGACAGGCACATGCCATACAATTAACATTACAGGAAATCTCTAACCTGCTAAATAACAAGGAGCAAAAAGATGAGTCAGGAAACGTTGTCGACCTCAGTCGAGGAACCAAAAACTAAATCCGCTTTATTAGAAAAATATAAAGAAGAAAAAAAGGAAGAGAAAGAACCTTTAAATCCAGAAAACATTAAGGATACCGTTAGTGAATTACCTGAACCTTGTGGTTACAGGCTTTTAGTTTTACCTTTTACACCAAAAGAAAAAACTAAAGGTGGTATTATTATTGCGCAAGAAGCTTTAGATAAAGCTAGAATTGCAACTAACTGTGGTTACGTTTTAAAAATGGGACCACTAGCGTATACGGACAAAGAAAGATTTTCATCTGGTCCGTGGTGCAAAAAAGGTGATTGGGTAATCTTTGCAAGATACGCCGGATCACGATTACCAATAGAAGGCGGTGAAGTCCGTCTATTAAACGACGATGAAGTATTGGGTACTATTAAAGACCCAGAGTCTGTACTTCATTATATTTAACCCATAGGAGAAACTATGCCAGACACAGAAGAAAACAAAAAATCAGAACAAGTAGTTGATATTGATACATCGGGCCCAGCGGTTGATGTAGAATTACCTGAATCAAAAACACAAGAAGTAGAAACGGATAAAACATATGAAAACGAACGTGAAACAAAGCTTGAAGACAATAATAAGTCCGATGATACAGTTGAGAAATCTGATGAGCAGTTGGATGTTCGAACTGAACAGGACGACACGAAACCAGTTGAAGAAAAAACTGAAGAAAAGAAAAACGAATTAGAAGAGTATAGCGACGGAGTAAAAAGAAGAATTGCTAAACTTACTAAAAAAATGCGTGAGGCAGAAAGGCAAAGAGATGAAGCCACAACTTATGCAAAAAGCGTTTTACAAGAAAAAAATCAACTTAATAAAAGATTATCTACTTTAGATACTGGTTATGTATCTGAAATGGAGAATAGAATTAAGTCTGCTATGGAAGCAGCTGTTTCTAAACTAGGTAAAGCTAGAGAAGATGGTGACCTTAAATCTGAGGTTGCTGCTCAAACCGAGATATCTAAACTTGGATATGAGACTGCTAGATTAACAGAACTACAAGCAAAAGAAGAGGCTAAGGCACCTGCTAGAGAACAAGAAGTAAGAACTCCTGTTCAACAGCAACCTCAAGAAGCACCAATTAACCCTGATCCAAAGGCTCAAAAATGGGCTAGTGATAACAGTTGGTTTGGTACAGATGAGCCTATGACTTTTACGGCTTTTGCTTTACATAAAAAATTAACCGAAGAAGAAGGTTATGATCCTCAAACTGACGAATATTATTCGGAAATAAACAAGAGAATAAGACTTGAATTTCCCCATAAGTTTGATAAGATAGAGGAACCACAGACTAGTAAACCTACACAAACCGTTGCTTCGGCAACGCGTAGTACAAAGACTGGTCGCAAAACTGTGAGACTCACGCCATCACAGGTAGCAATTGCTAAAAAATTAGGTGTGCCACTAGAAGAATATGCGAAACAATTAAACATCACGAAGGAGGCTTAAGCATATGGAAAACAATAAAACAAATACCTCACGTGCGAGTCAAACTAGGGTTAAAAACGAACAACCAAAAGTTTGGGCTCCACCATCATCTTTAGATGCACCACCTGCACCCGACGGTTATCGTCACAGATGGATAAGAGCCGAGTCAATGGGTTTTGATGATACAAAAAACATGACTGGTAAAATCAGATCCGGATGGGAGTTAGTTAGAGCTGACGAATATCCAGAAACTGAATATCCAACACAAAAAGACGGGAAGTATGCAGGAGTCATCGGAGTTGGCGGCCTATTGCTGGCTAGGATACCAGAAGAAATCGCTAAGTCGCGTGAAGCTTATTATAAAAAGCAGACACAAGATAGAGACGACGCAGTTAATAACGATTTGATGAAGGATCAGCACCCAAGTATGCCTATCAATCAAGATAGACAAACTCGTGTAACCTTCGGTGGTACAAAGAAAGACTAATTCTTTAGTAATTTCTAAGTCCAACGAATAAATTAACTAACAAGCTATATAATAAGGAGAATATATTATGGCAGCAAATCAAGTAACAGGGTTTGGACTAAGAATGGTAATGAATCTCGGAAATACTCCGGCGACTTCAGGACAATCTGAATACAAGCTTAAGTCAGGACTTGGCGTTGGTATTTTTAAAAATAACATAACTTCTATCCAAGATTCGGGTGGAGATGAAGGTTATTTACAAGATGCATCTTTCGCTACTACTGACGACGGCGGTAACGGCGGAGCTACTTACTCAAACAGTGGACATGCACCAATTATCGGCGTATTCAACGGTGCCTTTTATGTTGACAACTCTACAAGTAAGCCTACATGGGCTAACTCTGTAGCGTCTGGAACAACATTTGGTACTGACTACAATACAGGCAGCAATGATGGCTGTGCTTATGTAAACGACAATCCGTTTCAAGAGTATGCAATCAAAGCTGACGCAGCAGTAACTCAATCTATGTTTGGAGACGCAGGGTACAACTGTACTAGTACTACCTCTGGTGGTGCAGTCGATCCAATTAGTGGACAGTCTACTGTTAAACTTAACATAGCAGGTGGTGCAGCAGGAACTAAAATGTTTAAATTAGTTAGAAGTGCTGACGAACCTAAAAATAATGATCTATCTGTACTTAACGGCAATGTAATTGTTGTACAAGCTGCAGCTAGTAATTTATATAACTAATAGCGAATAAGGAGAAATAAACTATGGCTATATCACGAGCACAACTAGTTAAAGAACTAGAGCCTGGTCTGAATGCTTTATTCGGATTAGAATACAAAAACTATGCTAACGAGACAGCAGAAATATTTGATCAAGAATCATCTGACAGAGCTTTTGAAGAAGAAGTAATGTTAAGTGGTTTTGCAAATGCTGCTGTAAAACCTGAAGGTCAAGGCGTAACTTACGACGATGCGCAAGAAACTTTCACAGCTCGTTACACAAACGAAACGATCGCGCTAGCGTTCGCAATCACTGAAGAAGCGATTGAAGATAACTTGTATGACAGACTTGCGTCTAGATATACAAAAGCACTAGCAAGATCTATGGCG